CTTGCAAAAGCACGGAAACCGTGTAGAATACAAATCAAGGAAGCACACAAACCAGCCGGAGCAGCGAACATGACAAACGATCAAATCAAGATGCGCGACGAACTGCTTGAGCAGTACGCTCACGTCAATCTGAAGTACAGCACCAGCGCCCGCACAACGGCGCTTGAAGTTCTGCTGCGGTGCGCCGCGAACGAAGTCGTGTTCGCCCGTTTCCCGAGCACGAAGCGCAACTGGGCAAACAAGCTGCCGCTCGAGTCCGCGACGGTACTAGGCGACTTCATCAAAGCAGTCAGGATGGGCGCGGAGCAAGAATTCAATGCGCGCCTGGCTGGTATTACCGACCCACAAGAGCGCCGCTACTTCATCGCACTCATGAACGCACGTAACACGTTCATCGACGAGGGCGATTGGATGCGCAACGTCGCAGAAGTCCTGCATGAAATCGAGCTTGTCCATTCTTACGATTGAAATATGAATATCATCGTCATCAGCCGCGATCCACGCACGGCCGGATACCGCTGGATCAAAGACGGTAGACGGCCGGTTAGCGGTCACGCCGGACCATCTCCGCAAGAAGCCGCATGCACTGCGGTAACAGAAGCGATACGCGCGGGGTGCAAAGTCATGGCGCCGCCGGAGGTTGCCGCGCACATTCCGGGAAAGTATTTGCGATGACCAACCACCCAAACCGCAGCGCCGGCCACCCGGCGCGCAACCCCTCCCCCGCTGAAGCCCGAGCCGCCCGAGAGGCTGCCGGACTGACGCAGACCGAAGCGGCGGCGAGTTTGTCGAGGTGCGCCAGAGCGGGCGGACTGACATCGGGAAAATCTGCATCGACCCTGACGAATGGCCTGCGCTGCGCGCTGCGATCAATCGCGCGGTGCGCGCGTGCAGGGAAGACGACGAACTGGAGGGGCCGCTGGAATGAGCGCAATCAAGGCGTTGCCGACGTATCCACCTCGCTAGACCACTCCGCCGCTGCGCGTTGGACGTGGGGGCGCTCCCGCTCAAATAGTTCGAAAACCTCTTGCAAAAGCACGGAAACCGTGTAGAATACAAATCAAGGAAGCACGGCAAACAGCCAAACCGGCACCTCGCGGAACAGAGGCCAGGAGCAGAAAATGAACGCACTGCAGAACATGGAATGCGTAAAGAACGGCAGCAGCAGCCTGAAAGAGCAGAGCATCATTGCAATGAATACGATGATGATTCATCAGGCGATGAAGTTCAGGGAAAACGGAAAGTCTGAAGAGGCTGTCGCAAAGTTCGAAGCACAAGCCAAGTCGCTTGAGCAAAAAGCCATGACGCTCTCAGATGAGTTCTTTGCCGGGGTCGACTGCGAGTGGAACAACGAGGGCCTCGCAATTGCGCGCGCAGTGAGTGCGGCGTGACCAACCACCCAAACCGCAGCGCCGGCCACCCGGCGCGCAACCCCTCCCCCGCTGAAGTCCGAGCCGCCCGAGAGGCTGCCGGACTGACGCAGACCGAAGCGGCAGCGGCGATCTACTCCACCCTGCGTACGTGGCAGGACTGGGAGGCCGGCAAGGCGCGGATGCATCCAGGGCTGTGGGAGTTGTTTGGCCTCAAAGCCTCACCCCCACAGATGCAACGTCACGCCCCCCTCACAAACCCCACCACATGCGCCGCGCTCGACACCCCGCCGCGCACGGCGTGAAGGTGTAGCACCACGGCGCCCTCATACGTGATCGCGAACGCGGCCGATGTACCCGCGATGCCCGTCTGCGTCTCGAGCACGGCATTGGTGTCTGCGCGGCGCAGCGTGGCGGTGTAGGTCGTGCCGGCCTCGGGGCCGATGCTCGCGGCCGTGGTGTCGACAATGGGCTCGGCTGTCTGCAGCAAGCGCGACCGATGCGCCCATGTGACAGTCACGGCACCGGAGACGGACGCCGGGTAGCTCGCGCCGTTGATGCGCACATTGCCCGGCGCGTAGGGTCGGGCGTGGCGGGCGGTGGTGACGAGCGTATCCGTGGGCGAGGATGCGAGCGCCAGCTCCCCAAGTGCGGTTTTTGGCGACAGCCGGACGCGGGCAGTGGCGCCCGCTGCGTACTCGCGGCCGTCGGTAACGAGGTAGTCGCCCGCAAACCAGATGCGGGCGCCGGCCGTGTGCGCGGCGGGCACGGTGTCCAGGCAGCCGCGGCCAACGGTGATCGCGGTCGGCGACACGGCGTCGATGCGCACGGCCTCGGCGTCGATCAGCGCCCAGCTGCCCACGCGCACGAGATCGACATCCACGGCGCCGGTAATCGTCCAAGCCCCACCGCTCGGCCCCACGTCGGCGCCGAGCTGGGCGACCGGGCAAAAATCCACCCGGCCAGCGTCGAGCCATGCCGTGTTTGTGGGGTTGGTCCAGATCGCGGCGTCGATCGCATCGCTGCTCGGGCGCTGCGCGGTAACCATCGCGTACGCCGCGGTGGCCGGCAGCCCTGCGGCCGCGGTGGCGTCGAGCGTTTCGAGCAGTGCGAAGTAGGGCGCGTCGATCAGCAGCCGATGCGGCGCAGCGGCGGGCGCGTTGTTTGCCGGCGCCCATGCGCTGCCGGGCGCGCCGGCATAGATGGCGTCGGACAGCGCAAACACGTCCTCAACGCACTGCACGCGCACGGCATTATCCCCGAGCGCGCCGAGCTCGACGGCGGTGACGCGCATGACGAGCTGGTCGAACCCGTACCGCGGCCACGACAGCCGAAACACGTCGCCCACGTTGAGCCCTGCCGCCGCGCGGGTGGCATAGACCGTGCAAGATGCAAGCGGCGTGCTCAGCGCACGCAGGTCGCGTGCCGCCACCCGTGCGGCCAGGGATGCAGACGTGATGCCGGGGTATGCGACCGCGCTGGACACGGTCGTGCCCTGCTGCTGCGCGAGGGCCGTGTCCTGCAACGTGGTCGAATTGGCCTGCCCCGTGGTCGCGTCCCACCACGACACGCTGACCTGGTTGATCATCTCCGACAGCGCGCGGCGACGGTAGGACTCGATGCGCACCAGATTGTTCTCGTCCAGCAGCGGCAACGCGCCAACGGTGTAGCCGCCACGGGCCAGCGACAGCCGGAACCGCCCCGTGCCGCGATCCACGAACAGCGAGCCGTCGATATGCGACAGCACTTCGCCGATGAAATCGCCCAGCTCGGCCGACCGATCCCACAGCAGCGACAACCCGAAACCCTCGGCGTGCAGCGCATCGGCCGCGGCCGTGAATGACGTGGCGTCGATGTCGGCCTCGGGGTAACCCATGCCCCATACGGGGTCGGTGAGGCATTCGCGCAGGATGTGCGCCGGGTTCATGTCGGGGCCGATCGCCGCCTTGCCGGGGTACCACTGCGCTAGCCCATGCTGCCGCACCAGGATGCGTCGCGCCCGCACACTGATCGCCTGCAGCGTGGGCGCCTGGCCGAGATGCACCTGGCGCAACACCAAGCCCAACACCCCGCGGTACGCCGGCACCGGGCCAAGCCGCGCCTGCAGATAACCATTCGCGCCCTGCGACGTGGCGCCCGTCTCAACATCGATCGCGCCCGTCAGGCCATCGGCCGCGGCGCTGATCTGCCCGCCGGCTGTGCTGCCCTCCCACGCGGTTTTGTCGCCGACGCGGATGCGGGTAACGGCATCGACCGGACCATGACACAGCACAAGATGCGCGCCAAGGTAGTAGTTGTACCCCACCGTCACCTTTGAAAACCCGCTGCGCTTCTTGATGGCGCTCGACCGCAGGTCGCCGTACCAGCAGCAGTTCGGCCCCGTGAGGTCGCGTGTGCCGAACAGCACGGGAATCTCCCGCCCGACCTCGGCCGTGGGCGCGTGCACGTCGCCGATGCCCGCAGCCGCGGGTGACTTGGGCTTGGGCGCGGTCAGGTACGAGAGCGCGAGCGTAGCGACCCACTGCAGCACAAATGTCCACATGCTAGAAGAGGCTCCCGCCGTCAAACGGATTGCGCGTGGGAATCCACGGGAACCCGCCGAAATTGTCGAGGCTGCTGAACTTGTCCGCGCACGCCGTGCGAGTGTGGTCGCAGCCCGGATACAGCTTGATTGCCGCCCCCACGAGCAGCCCAGGCACCGCCCGCGACAGCGTGAGCGCCCCGCCCGCGGCGTGCGTTACGATGAAGCGGCGCACACCCCCTACAGCCAGAATGCCGCCCGTGTAGTACCCCACGGCCTGCGCGGCGGCCGCGGCCGACACCAGTTGCAGCCCCGAAGGCGCGATGCTGGCCACCGTGCCATCCGTGTCATACGCAGACGCGAACACCCCGCACTGCGGCGAATAGAGCGGATGCCGGCAGCCGTACTCAAACCGCGCCCGCAGACCCGGCCGGCGGATCGACGTGAATACGCTCTCGCACTCCAGCACAACCTCGTTCGCACTGGCCTCGGCGCCGACGAGCCTGCCCTTCCAGTACGCGATGAACTCGCCGTCGCCCGCGTGGCCGCGGTAGATCGTGAGCGTGGTTACATCCTCGCCCACCGTGCCCAGGCAGCGCGCCGCAAACGGCAGCGCCCGCGGCAGCGTGATCCGCAAATCGTTTTTGAATGCGTCCGTCGTCTGCTTGACGCGATCGCGCTCGATCGCCGCCGGCTCGAACGGCATGCCCGCATGCAGCACAGCCTCTGCCGCGCTGCAGTACGTCCAGCGCTCCACGCCCTGGCGAAACTCGTAGAGCTCGACCGGCGCACCCTGCGCCGTCGACGATTCGCGTGTGGTGTAGCTCATGCGGGCACCTCCCTGCAGGCCACCGCCGCGCGGGCCATGTCGCGCGCCGGGTGGTGGATTTCGATGGTGTCGGCGTCGAACCTGCACAGCCGCATGAACGAGATGCGCCGCACGTTGCCCGCGTCGAGATTGACGCCGGGCGGCGACTCCAGCGCGAGGTTTTCGAGCCCGTCGACCGTAATGCCGCTCGTCACGCGCCGATACAGCCGCGTGCCGTCGTTGAGCACGACGCAGATATCCGACACGCCGTAATACAGCGGGTAGCCAATCGGCTCGATCCGCAGTGTGTTGCCCACGGCCGACAGCGGCGCCGCGATCTGCATGTCGGCGTTGCTCGACGTCACCCAGAACACCCCCCTGCGCCCCTTGATGCGGTCCAGAAACTGCCGCAGCGCCCAGCGTTCGGCGCGGGTGTCGGCGTGGAACGTGGCCAGCGACGTGCGCGACACATAGCCCGTCTGCACATCGACTTCGATCGGCCCGCTGCCGTTGTCGAACACATCCACGCTGCGCGCAATGTGGTCTGCAATGGGCGACACCATCACGCGGCACAGCGGCAACACATCCGCCCCGCGGTAGGTGTCCAGCGCGCCGTCCGCGCTCAGGTCAGCATTGTCGGCGACAGACCACCGAGCCTCGGCAAAGCTGTTGCGCCCATCGACCCGCGGGAACTCCACACCACGCAGGGTGCGTGCCAGCCGCAGCGGCGCCACCCGTGCGGCCTCGTAGCTGCCCAGCAGCGGCCGGCGCAGGGTGATGCGGTCGGCCAGCACGGCATCAATCTCCACCGCCTCGAACTGCTCGGGCGAGGCCCACACGCACGCCAGCCCGCCCGCGCGATAGTCGGCATGCGCCGTGTCGAGCAGGATCTGAGTCAGCCCGCCGGCCAGCGCCCCTACGCTGCGCGCCTCGCCGAACAACGGCAGCCCGTACAGCCGATGCGACCAGCCGCCGGTGATGGCCTGCGCCCGCGCCAGGTCGCGCGGCGCCAGGTAGTAGCGGTGGTCAAACGACTGGCGCGGCGCCATGCGCAGCGCCATGCGCTGCTCGCCGGCAAACGCCTGGATCACATCTGTGCTCCACTCCAGGGTTTCCAGATACTCCATCTGCGGCATCCACGGCCACACCACGACACGGCGCCCGGTGATGCGCACCACGGGGTCATTGCCTGCATCGAACTCGAACTGGATAGCCGCGTCGATCACGGGCGGCCCGTCGAGCGTAACCGCGACGCCGTATTGCCGCTCTTCGTTGGGCGCGAACGCCGTGGGGGGCGCAGCCGGCGCAGCAATGCTGATGCCCTCGGCCCCCGACACCGCTACGGCCGCCAGCGTGCGCGGCCCGTCGAGATAGGCGTTCCAGACCCAGAATTCCCGCTGCTGGGTGGTGAACAGGTTGCCGATATCGAGCCGCGACGGGCGAACGTGAATGCGGTTGTAGTAGTCGTCAAACCACGACGTGAGCTGCCACGCATCGAGCGCGCGCGGCGCGGCCGACACGGGCGGCGTTGCAACATACGGCGCAACCGGCGTGCCGCCGACCACCCAGGCATCCCGCAGCGGGAACTCGGCCAGGTGCGCGCGCGAGTGCGGCCCGATGTTGAGGTTTTCGCCCCAGTCGGCGCGCTGGATGAGCCATGCGTCGATAACGGCCACGGCTACGCTCCGTCATACCGGATCGCCCAGCCGAGCGTGCCGGAGTGCGTTATGCCGCTGCTCGACGCGATAAACGGGCCGGCGTCGCGCGCCGCGGTGTTCTTGCGGATAAACGGGTACGCCTTCCAGCGGTCCGGGCCAATCTCGAACACCTCGCCGGGCTCGTAATTGTCGATGCGGGTGTAACGCGCATGCGCTGCATCCAGCACCAGGGAAACCTTCGATTCCGGCCTCCACATATACACCTGCATCGGAAGCAGAACAGACTCGGAGTTCCATGCGTTCGGCAGCCGCCCGAGCAGGGGGGCGGCATACCACGGCGCCCCCACGATCTGCGCGCCCACCCCGCCGGACGGCGGGCGGTATCCCGCCCATTGCACCGTCATCGCCGCATCGAGCTTGCAATGCATCGCGCATGACACAAAATCGGCGTGTCGAACATTGTTTGTTGCCCAGCCGGTTTCCCAAAATGGCGCACCCGGCGTTGCCGCGTAGTACCACGAGGTTCCGTACGGCACTCCACCCTCAGTCAGCGTCAGCGCATACCGCCCCAGGGCTGGCTGTGTGCCGTCGCTGTGGTTGCGCTCGCGGCTGTTCTGCCCCGTGATCCACATCCCAGACCCACCAAGGTCGGGCGTACTCGATACCCCAAACGCCGCCCACGTCCAGAAATCGACGTTGAACCGCACGAGCACATACACCTCGTCGGGCGCCGCGTGGATGTGGATGTGATACTCAACCGGCCACGACACCTCCGCGTCAATTGAACGCCCACGCCCCAGCCGAGGGCGGGCGGCAGACGGGTTGAGCAGCGCGCCCGAATCAATCCCCGTCCCCCCTTGAAACGTCAGTCCGTCCGAGGTGTTGTTGCCCGCGCCAAACGTCTCCCGCGACTCGACCGCCAGGTAAGCGCCGCCCTTGTGGAGGATCTCGCCCGTCTGCGCCCAACCGTTGGCCACCAGGCCAGCGACCAGCGCAGTTCGCAGATCCGCGTAGCTATTTGCAACCCCGGTCAAATACGGCATCAGTCCAGCCTCATGGCATAGTAGTCGTTGAACCCGGTGCGCCCCACGTCGCGGATGACGACGTGGGTTTTGCCGCCGTGGGTGAGCGTGTTTTCCACCGCGTTGTTGAACCCGGAGATGTGGTAGACGCCGTCCATTTCGCCGTACACCCCGCTGGCGTCGGACAGCACCACGGGCGTGAGCGGGTAGCGGCCTGCGGTGTCGCGCCCCTGCGTCGTCGCGCCTGCAAGACGCGCATTGGCCCACGGGTAGGCGTCGGGCTGCAACCAACCGCCGTTTCCCAGCAGCCGCAGATTGGCCCGCGCGCCTTTGTAGGGCATGGAGTGGGTCGTGTCGCTGTAGCGCGTGGCCGCGGCGCCGTTGAGCATGCCGCCCACCGCCAGCGGGTAAGGGTACTGCCCCGGCGTGGCATAGGGCACGATCTTGCCCAGATACGCCGACTCATACACCCCCGGCGCGATCTTGAGCACCAGCACAATGCGCTGCCCGTTGAGCGTGAGCCAGTAGTCGATGTACTGGTTGTGTGCCGGCACGCCCGACAGCATCGCCCCCGGCTGCGCGTCGAAGCTGTTACCGGCCACGTAGCCGGTAAAACCGCCCGCGAGCAGGTTGTAATAGTCGGCGTCGGCGTTCTGATAGGTCCGCAGCCCGACAAAAATCTGTTCCGTGCCCGTCAGGCCCGGCCCGCGCAGGATGAGCTCGTGCTGCGCGGTTGCGGTGTCATAGCGCAGCACGGGCCAGCCGTTGGCCTCGGCGAACGTCTTGACCGCGGCGAGCAGGTTGTAATGGGCCAGCTGCCCGGTATCATTCGCAAACCCGATTTGATGCGGCATGGGCCGTCCTCAAAATGCCAGCGCGCGGCGGTTGCGCTGGACTACGTTCATGATCAATTGCTCTCCCGCGTCGGTACCCAGATAGTCGCCGACGATGCCGGGGTCCAGCACATTGATGTTGCGCACATTGACCTGCGGCGCCGCCTGAGCGCCGAGCGCATGATTCGGCACGATGGCCCCTGCAGTGTTGGGCGTGAAAAGCTCCGGCCCGCGCTCGCCAACCAGGTACGTGCGCCCGGACGACACCGGGCCGCCCGCCGCGCGAGCCCCACCGAACATCCCGCCGATGAAGCCGGCAAACCCGCCCGCACCGCCCAGCGCACCGCCCAGCATCTTGAACACCTGCGAGGCCAGCATTTCGCTCGCCATGCGATGCAAGGTCTGCGCAAACCCGTGCGCCATGCCCTTGAGCCCCCCTTCGAAGGGGTTGAACAGAAAGTCGGCGAACGCCGTCTGCATGTTGCGCGCCGCCTGGTCGGCAAACGCGCTCATGCTGTCGCCCGCCGCGGCGGCGGCGTCGGGCAGATTGCCCAGCGCCGTCATGGCCGCCTCGCTGAACTGCTCGGCGCTGATCTTGCCATCCTGGAACGCCCGCGCCAGGAACTGCATCGTGTCGCGCTGGGCGTCGAGCTGGCCGGTCGGCGTGGCGGCAAGCAGGCTGTTGAGGCGCTCCTGTTCGGCAATCAGCGCTTTGATGCTCTCCTGCGTGCCGTTGAACGCCTCTTGCGCGCGCAACACCGCGCGCGAGTACGTGTCGTTGGAAATGGCGCCCGCGCCCAGGAGCAAATTCAGCCGCTCGATCTGCGCCGCGTAGGCCTCGGCGGGCGTGCGGGTCGACTCGAAGACGCGCGCGCCCTCGCTCATCAGCTGCTGCTGCGCGCGCAGGGCATCGGCCGCAGCGCGCTTGATGGTCCGCGACGACGCCACCGCGCCCTTTGCCGCGGCCAGCAGCGGCGCGTCGGGCCGGCTGTCGGGGTCAGACGCAATTGCGCGCGCCTTGGCCGCGCTCTCGTCCCACACGGCATCGATCGCACCCATCGCGCCGCGCACGTTGGCCGCCACGTCGCTCACCCCCATCTGCAGGGCGTCCCACGCTGCGCCAAACTCGCCGCGCGCGGCCTGCACCACGGCCGCGGCCGTCGCCCCCACCGCTTCGCCCACGGTTTTGAACACCGCGCCAACGATCACGCCCGACGACAGCAGCAACTTCAGCGCAGTCGCCGCGGTGCGCGCCGCATAGGCCATTGCGTCCGAATTTTTCGCAACAGCCACCAGCCGGTCCGACAGGTTCAGGAACATCGGCAGCATCTGCGCCGCAATCTGCGTCGTGATGCCCTCCTGCGCGCGCTTGAGCCGCGTCAGATTGTCGTTGAACGCCGCGGCCGCTGTTCGCGTGTTCTCATCGAGCACCAGGCCGAGCGCTTCGGCCTCGGCCTGCATTTCGCTAATGCCTTCAGACCCGGCGTTGAGCAACGGGATCAGCTCCGCGCCGCTCTTCCCGAACAGCTCCTGCGCCAGCGCGGCCTTGGCCGCGCCGTCGCGGTAGCCCGCGAACTTGCCCGCCACATCCTTGAGCAGCTGATCGGAGGACTTGAGGTTGCCATTGGCATCGCGCACCGACACGCCGATGGCCTCAAACGCTTTGTTGCCCTCGGCCGCGGATTTGTTGAGCCGGTTCAGGCCCGCCGACAACTGATCAGCCGACACACCAGACAAGTCCGCAGCGTGCCGTAGCGTCGTCAGCGCCTTGCCGGTCATGCCCAGCTTTTGCGCAGCTTTCTCGGTTTCGTCGGCCTTATTGATGACGTTTTGCATGGCCGCGCCAAACGCCACCCCCAGCCCCGCCACGGCGGTACCCACCGCCGCCGCCGCCTGCTTGACCTGTTTCTCGAACTCGCGCATGCGCCGCTCGGCCTGGCGCGTGCTGCGATCGATGTCGGTGTTGAAACTGCCTGTGCGCGCCAGCAGATCAACAACGATGCTACCGACTGTTGCCATATCAAGCCCCTCCGGGGCGGATGCCAAATGCACGCAGCGTCTGCATGTCTGCGTCGTCCAGATTCTCGGGCTGGGCCGGCGGGTGCAGCCAGTCCAACCGCGCGGTTATGTCGCCCCCTGCAACAGCGTGCGCGACACACGCGGCCGGCCGGTGGTAGCGGTGCAGGTCGTCAAACGGGTGCCGCCGGTAGAACGCGGCCCAGGTCGCAAATTCGACGAGGGACATGCTGCGCTTCCACTCGGCAACCGTTCGGCCACCGAGCGCCAGCGCGAGCACGTGCCAGAATTCCTCCTCGCCCCCCGGCGTCAGCCGTTTCCCAGTTCGGCGTCCTCTTTCGGCACACCAAACCCGGACACCTCCATGATGTGACTCACGAACTGCCCCGCCACGGCGGGCTTGAGCCGCGCGGCATCCTCGGCGGTGATCGCCGGTCGGCCGTCCGCATCGCACAGCCCGACCGAGATCAGCCGCGCAATGGCGCCGTCGCGCACCGCAACGTCCTCGCTCGTCTCGGCCAGGTGCTGGCGCCGGAGCTCGATCGCCGGCAGTTCGCGGAAATGGAACGTGGCCGTGCTGCCGTCGGGCAGCACCACCGAGCGCGGGTGCACATCCGTGCTCGCAAACAGCGCGTTGTCGAGCATGATCACGACTTCCAGTTGATGGACCACGGGCCCGAGCGCTGAATCGTCAGCGTGCCGCGCCACACTTCGTTGGTACTGCCGTCGAGCGTGATGTCGGACACATAGCCGGCAAAACTGATGTGCGAGCGCGTTGCGAGCGCCGCGAAATTGTTGGTGCTGGCCGTGACCGTGGGGGCGTCGGTGCCATCGGACAGGCACGCGCGCCAGTTGACGACAACGCCCGATTCCTTCATCGCGATGATGTCGCTGTGCGACGCGTCGCCCGCCTTGAGCACAAACGGCACGGTCACGACGCCGGGGTTGCCCATGCCGCGCACATACGAGCGGTCCTCGGTGGCGTCCAGGCAGGTCACGTCGATCTGGTCGGTCGAGCCCCCCAGGCCGCTGATGCCGGTCGGGCAGGTGAGTTTTACAGCGGTGCCGGTGGGGCTGCCCGGCTTGACGAAATACAGGTGGGTGCCCTGGGTCTTGATA